GTAGACAAGACTCCATATTTTATCAAATCATTGCTTCATCCAAATTCCAACATTGCGGAATCAACCGTGGGTAAAGATATGCACATAAACTTATATAACTTGTATCAAAAAAATGTAATGACATATGGACCAAGAGTGAATATAGGTGGCGATCATTCAATGAGTATTGCAACGGTTGCGGATTCAATCCGTCGATTTCCAGATTTAAAGGTAATTTGGATGGACGCTCATGCTGACATAAATACTTATGAAAATTCTAACACTAAGAATTTTCACGGTATGCCTTTGAGTATTTTGACTGGAATCGAAAATGAATCTAAACTCAATTTTGTTCGAAAAAGGATCAATCCGAATAATATTATGTATGTTGGTATTCGTGATGTTGATCCTTTCGAAAAAAAAGTAATATCTAATTATCAAATGAGAGTGATAACCATTGAAGAGATTCATGAAAACCCAAGTGCTGCTTGGGGGAAAATATCTAATTTTATCGGAAACTGTCCAGTTCATTTTTCATTTGATGTTGATGTGTTAGATCCGTCGGTAATACCATCTACTGGAACATCTGTAGATAACGGATTGTATTTGGAGCCATGTAAAAAAATTGTAGATAATATGATTCGTCAAAATTTGATTTCTGTAGATATAACGGAATTGAATTTAACAATCGGACATGTAGAAGACCGCGCCAAATCATTGATACATTTTAGTACTTTGTTCAAAAACTATATATTCTAATTATATCAAAACACACTTAGAGTCGCCGTTTTCAAGTTCAACTGTAAAATCTTCAGCACGAAATGGGCGATTTTTAGGTCTATATATGTTTAAAGGGCGTTCCGATTCGTCATATGGACGAATCATCCAAATTTTTTGATAATCATTGTATCTTATATAATTTGCATTACACAAGGCGTCAAACAATTCATCTTCCAACCAAAAATTGACAAAGTTTTTTGAATCCAACAACATGGCTTTTTTCATTTTGTCTTTTGTCTTTTCTGTGTTCTGCTCATTATATTCAACCCATTCAATTTTATTTTATAAATCAAAAAAATAAATTTGAATCCATTCAATTCCCCACACACACCACACCCCCTCCGCTGGAACTATACAAAAAATTGAAACATATTTATAGAATATAAAATAACAACAAATCATGTCTAACCAAATTCAACAAAATAAAAGTGTTCCCAACAAGAAAAATAAGATGAAAAGAATAAAAAAATCTCGCAAAAAAATAGGAAAAAGAGAATTTCCTGAAGAAATACTTCAAATTATAAGTGAATTTTCGAAACCAATCGGATTTATAACTCAATGCCGAGGGTGGCGTTCTCAAGGGAGGATTGATATGGAAATATTCTTAGACGGTTATAAAATAAATATGAAATATATGACACTTTTACCTCCAGTACAACGGAAGTTAATAGAATATATAATAAATGAAAAAAAAAAGAAAATAATTTTACCAAAAAAAAAGTCAGTGATAATCCCACATAGAAAGGGCGAGTGGAGGGGGGGAGCACGTGGTCGCATTCCAAAAAAGAAAAAAGAACTTGGATAGATAACTGCCGTTTTATTTTATAATTCAATAAAATAAAATTGAATCCATTCTACTCACAAAAATAAAGTTAAAATGACACACATTCAAACGATAATCGAAACTTTCTACGGAAGTTCAAAAACAACCTCCATATTTCAACATATTCAGGTCGATGCTCTCTTTGCATTGATGAAAACCAACAAATATTTTTATAAATTCAAGAAACTATTTTACATACTCATTATCGGAAAGTTACAAATGTTTCAACACAGGTACATTCCAAACTACAATAAATACTTATATGGCTTCGCATACAAAAAACTCATGCGACAAGATATGATTCAAGAAGTATATGACCGAATTCAAAAGAATTTGTATTTGAAAAGCAATCATTGTTTGCTTAGAACTTATAAAAAAGTATTAAACTTTAAGAAGGAGAATGGATTGTTGAATCAATCAATTTGACCATGCTTCGAAAATTGTCTATAGAAGTGTATAGCTTATGTTAACAGAGAACAAATAATTTTTTCATTATAAGTATTGATAAAAATTTGAATACTTTGAATTAGAATACCTTTTTCACTATCTTTGACTCTATATTCTAAAGTTTCATATGTATCATCATTGAAAATAGGTACTTTTATATATGTTAAAACATTACCCTTATCAACTTCGAGTACTACTTCGTGAACCATACTACCAGTATATTTGATTTCACCTTTTTGAAAAGCATTATAAGCCTTTTTTATACAATTTTGACCTACAAAAGTATTAGGTAATGATGGATGTAAATTTATTACTTTTTTAAAACTTGAAAGAAATATCTTATTTACTATGAAATTCCATCCAGCTAAAACAACTAAATCAGGGGAATATGTTTTCAATTTTTCAGATATTAACATTTCATATTCGTTTCTGCTATAATTATCTTTATCCCATATACTATTAATATATGGTATATTGAATTCGTCAGCAATACTTGATATATTTGTTTCTTTATTTGTTAAAATACAAGATATCTGAACATTAAGTATGTTATATTTAACAGCATTACAAATTGCTCTTATTGTAGAGCCTTGTCCCGAACCTAACAATACGATTGTCATCTGATTCATTAATATAATTCAGTTATATTAACGTTACTTTTATATCATTAAAGTTTATACCTTCTCAAAAGGGTGGTATTTGAGGCAATAATGAAGAAAATCGTTTCAAATCGAGACAACGGCGTCCCAATTTTTTTCTTTGATCGTTTCCGGTACTATACGTGTATTCGTTATGTAGATTGTGTTCTAAATAAAAGAGATCTCGATAAAAACATTGTCTATAGAAGTGTATCGCTTTTCTCAATGACATTTCATTTGGACGCAAATAACTCATTATCTCTTTACTGGTGATATCGTCGTTTAAGTGAGAAATATTAAACTTTTTACAAGTATGCAATATACCCATATCAAAAACCCAATACATGGTATTCAATAATTTGACATCATTGGGAAAATCATCAAAATTTGTGATTAATTTCGAATCTTTGTCAAAATGAATAATTGGATTGTATATTCGCAATAATATCCTGGTTGTTTCCATGTATCTTATATTTCTTTATCTTTTTGTTTAAATTGATTGTATATATTGCTTCTCATTTCATAAGCACTTGAATACATTACGAAGAATCAAAACGAAAAAATCTAAAAGATAAGAGTGTTGTTGTCATTATTCGTTAAAAATTTATTGAAAATAATAATGCCATATACTTATATGTATATGAATAATGAAACATCATACAATAAACTTATACTTATGGACATAAGAAATTCTGTTCATCAAGATGACTCCTACGTTCAACAAATTATGGATGTAACTGGACCCGTTACGAAAAAAAGAGACATATTCAAATATTTACCTTATATCATGGAAAAAGTAGAAATCATAAAAAAGACAAGAAAAATTAGCAATGAAGAGTGCAAACTATTGACCATTCAATTGACCAAAAAAATGGTATCGATGTCTGATAATGAAGAATCTATTCATAATGATATCGTTGCATTTATCGATGAAAATATCGTGGTATTTATCGATGTTTTGGTTAAAGCATCCAAAAATGAATACGAATTCAATAAAAGATTAACATTATTTCAAAGAATATTCAACTGGGTCATGTTTTCACGCATCATGAGTATTTTCAAAACCGGCACAGAAATCGCTTTATTATAAAATCATTTCGAAAAAATTGAAATAATTATTTCTATGAATATGACAGATATCACATCATGGAATTTACAATTCCATCTTTTGAAGATTTCGGAGAATCGCCATATGGTCATTCTGGGATTCCTTGTACAAGCTCTTTAAAACATAAATGTGAATTATGTTTTAAATATGAATGTATCCATTGCGGTATTCGATCTAATAGATTTAACGGTATTTGTTCTCTATGTAAATTCACCAAATCACAAACAAATCATGTTGTGGTTGTGCGTCGAAGCCCAACTATAAAAAGTTGTGATTGATTTTGTTGTATATCATTTAATTTAAATTCGTGTAATCTGAAGCTGAACTTAACATTCGGTGACGGCGCGTATTTGCTCTATTCTCAGTTTCAAATTCCACATTCAATAATTCATTCAATGTGCTGATTATATCTATTGACTGAGAATTTTCATCAATCTCAGATTTTGAACTATTTATTTCCTCTTTCTTGACATCTATTTCTGAAATTAATTCCTGTTTATTCTTATCATACACAAGTTCTAAACTTTGACGGAGTGTTACGATGATATACGTTTCAAACGGTCTAGACAGTTCATTTCCTGTTAAAAACGCATCTCTGAAAATATTTTTTAATTCCTTATAACATATTACTACATATTCTTCATCTTCTACATCTTCTTCATCTGCAACATCTTCATTTATGAAACCCCATTCTATACATCGAATACGCCATTCCATCCAAATAATGTGTATTCTGTTTTTGAAAATTTCAAAAAGTTCAGTATGTAGTTGTGGGTTTCCTCGGATAATCATTAAATTGAGTTGTTTCATAAGATCGACCTGTTTTTTAATTTTTTTTTTCTCATTTACAACACTACATAAATATTTCAATACTAGACTAAAATATGGTTTGCCGTGCTCAGGTCCAAAGTAATCTTTGTTTTCTCTACAACTCGCAATAAATTCTCTTACATCGGTTTCATTATTAATGTTGAGATTATTTATTTTATTTTTGTCATTTCTTATTTGTTCAATTATTCGTAAATCCCCTTGTGTAATCAAACCTCCTTTCATTTTTTTTCTTTTTGTGATTCGTTGTTTTTTGACTTTTCGTTCTTTCCCAACTTTTCGTTCTTTTCCAACTTTTCGACTTTTCAGTGTTTTTGTCTTTTTTGTCTTTGTCTTTTTCATAATACAATAAGTGTATATATTATTGAACACATGTGATAATTTTAATTTAAACAAATTTTTGTATAATGAATTAATATGTCTTTGTTTAATGATGTATATGGTTGTAAATATATAAAATTCACTTTTCCAGTTCTTTCTTTTTTTTCTGGAGGAATCATTCATGTGATGGTTTATGATCTGTATAATTGTTATTACAATGGCATCGCATACAAAGGGATGACATGGAAGCGATTAAATAATTTTTCTGCCTATTTAGGATTTACACTTGGATTGTCCGTTTTATATCGTGGTAAACCATTGTTAATGAAATAAATATATTTTTATTAAATCATGAATCATATTTGAAATATTGTGCCTTTTTATCTTTTTCTTTCCATAATATAATTATGAATCTAAGAAATGATTTAAACCAAGAAACTGCATTATCACAAGAACAACAGAAAGAATTAAATATACCAATACCAATAACGATAGAGCAAGGTAGAACAATACACCTTGCTCCTATTCAGGGTACAGGTAGGCTAGGCACAACATTACCTAGTAACTTATTCGAAATTCCCCGAATATATCTATCTAAAATAGCTCGTTTGAATCAAACTAAAATAGATCGTTTTGATCAAACTAAAGAACGCTCTTCGCAAATACAAGCCGCCATTATGC